GTAGATGTTGTTGTGGCGCCGCCAGCCCTTGTTCCGGTCCTGGATGAAGAACCGGCCATTGCGCGGCAGCAGGTAGGTTGTCAGCTCCTGCCAGTGGGCATACCACGACGCGCGTTCGGACTTGAGGTTGCCCCACCTGGTGATGAGCTTCTCCTGGCGCGGTGCCTTCACCTTCGGGCCCTTGTCGCTGCCGGGGTTTTCCATCCGATACCCCTACTGGCCGAGCAGCGTAGGCTTGCCGAGGGCCAGGCTGCTGGGATCAACACCCTGGGAGCCGGTGAGCATGGTCGAAGATCCGCCAACGGCCTGCGCTGCCTTCTGGATCGCCGAGATGTCGGGCTGTTTCTGGTTTGCAGCGTTCATTGCCATCTCGCTCTTCGCTTCCTGATTGCGAGCCTGGCCGGCTGCCTGATCCTGCATGGCAGACTGTGTCTTCGCGGCCTTCTTCTGGGCCTGCATCTGCTGCTGACCCTGGTACATGGCGTAGCCGGTGCTGGCCACGCTGGCGACGACGGCGGCGGCGGTAATAACTCCGGACATCTCACTCTCCCGTGATGATGGTGACGTTGAGGGCGGACGACTGCCGGGAGGCCAGCAGCTCAGGCTCCGAGGTGAACTCGGCCTCTGCTTCCTCGACGGTCGTCGCCGCGGTTGCGAAGATCATGGTCATCTCGGTGTCAGTATGGGCCACGAACGCCTGCTTGCGGTCGGAGCTGGCGGGGATGACCTGGTAGCCCTGGATCTCCATCGCCCGGTCATTGGCCAGGACGGTGACCTCGCCCGAGAGGATCAGCACCGTGGGCACCTTGACGTAGGCACCGGCCAGCGCCACGCCAGCCGGAATCCGGATGGTGCGGGCGTACATGCCGCCATGGAGAACGTGGTGGGTGGGGATCGTCACCTGGGGAAGCTCGAGCAGCGCGCCCTGGATCTCGCGCACACGCTCGAGGTCGGCCTCGCTCGTGGGGGCAATGCGGAAGGTGGATGGGGTCAGGTCGTTCATTGCGTGGCCAGCCCCTTGAAGAACACCTGGTTGGTCTGGCGGTACTTGAGGCCTGGCATGACGTCGGCCAGGCGTTTGCCGGCGGGTGCGCTGACCAGCACGCCCAGAGCACCCATGTCACCAGCCAGGCGCTCCATCTCACGGATGAGCTTGACCCCTGCGCCGGTGCGGCGGAACTCGTGCGCCACGAAGATGCTCTCGGTGGTCGCCACCTTGGCGCCGTAGTGGGGCAGCACGGTCACGATGAAGTTGAGGAATCCCACCAGCTCACCGCCGTGGTAGGCCCCAAGCACGTGGAACGTGCCGGTCGCTTCCATGCGGCGATAGAGATCCGACTGACAGTTTGCCGGAGGCAAGCCCACCATCTGGCTTTCCTCGGCATAGGCTGCAGTGAGCCAGGAGAAATTGGGATCGCTCTCCAACTCCCCGAAGGTGATCAGGCGGACTTCGCTCATGCCGCAACCTAACGCGCGGCCTCCGGCTTACGGGTACTAGACCCGGCTGTAGGGATCGTATTCCGCGCGGCTGCCTTGCTTGCCCTTGGTGTAGATGTCGGTAGGCAGCTTCTTGCCCACGGGATAGGCGAAGGTCAGCGCCAGGGCGTCGGCGAGATCCGGAGATCCACCACCCTGCAGGCGCTTCTTGATCTCGTCCTTGCTCTCGAGCACCTTCCGCCCAGCGGCATCGAACCAGTAGATCGGCGTAGCCATCTCGCTCTTGAGGCTGGTATCGTTCGGAATCGCCCCGCCCTGCTCCAGCCACTCGCGCATCGACCACCACATTTCCGAGCGGCGGTTGATGAACTGGTTGGGGTTCACGGCCCTGCCTCCGAACGGCACCTCGATCACGTCGTACTCGAGCTGGCGCAGGCGGTCGATGACACCGGCGCCAGCACCACTGTCGATGAACACGGCATCAGGCGCCCAGGCTTCGATGTGAGCCGCCACGCGGGCGGCAAGCTCCATGTTGTCGATGCCACGGTAGACGATGGGGTCGAAGGACTGGAGACCCTGCCGCTTCATGATCACCGAGCGGTCATCGCCAAAGCGCGCAGGATCAACGCCCAGCACCCTGGGGGCGCCCTCGACGTCCTTGGTGGTGTAGACCCTTGTTGCCGCGTGCTCGGCGTCTGTGAGGCTGATGAGCTGGTCGTCGCCCGCGGCGCTGAAGTCGCAGAGATACTCACGGGCGAACGAGGTCTCAGACATGTCGCGCCGGAGGCGATCGACCTCGATAGGGTCGAGGCTGTGGGTATCGTAAACGGTGAAGCGGGCAGCATGCCAGTCAGGCAGCGCCTCGGCCTTGTAGAACAGCTCGGAGAACAGGTTGATGCCCGCGGGCGTGCCGATGAACATGGCCCAGCCCAGTCGGTCGGAGAGCGCCGGCTGGATGATGTCGAGCCATACCTGGGGCTTGATCTGCGCCACCTCATCGATGACGGCCCCGTCGATGCGAAGCCCGCGCATGGCATCGGGGTTGTCGCCACCGAACAGGCGGATGATGGTGCCGTTGTTCTTGAATGTGACCATGAGGTCGCCCTCGTTCACATCAACCAGGCCCAGCACCCGCAAGGGCTCGATCTTCTGCTTCAGGCGCTGCCAGGCGATGGCTTTGGACTGCTTCAGGAACGGGGCGATGTAGACGAACATGCCGAGGTCTTGCTTGAACCGCACCGCCTTGTCGATCAGCTCCATGATGGCCAGCTCGGTCTTGCCGGCGCGGCGGTGAAGCGAAAGCACGGTGAACCGCCTGCGGAGCTTGTGGCATTCCTTCTGCCAAGCTCGCGGGCTGTAGTTCAGGCGGACGTCGACCTGCTTAATCGTCACTGGGCACGCCCGTCGCGATGGTCACTGCGATGGAGCCGGAGGCCTCGAGGCCCACCTTGCTACCATAGGCTTTGGGTTTCAGCCTCTCAGCTCGCCACTGGAAGGCGGCGATCTTGACGCGGTCGGCCGCTGCGCTTTCGGCTGTGCAGGCTCTTGCGGCTTCCAATATCTCCTCGTCCATAGCATCGGCCTGAGCCTCCCTCGCGCGCGCGTATATGGACGCGAAATCAGCGTGCTGTTCGAGCCATCGAAGCACAGTTCCACGATCCGGATAGCCTTCGTCGACACATATCGTGCGCAGGCTTTCGCCATCTGCAATGCGCGCACAAATGTTTTCGGCAAGGCGGTCGCTGTAAAGGCTTGGGCGCCCGACCTTGCCCTTTGCCTTTGGCTTAGCTTTTGCCATCGATTTTCTTCCATCTGTCAGGGGTCGAGACGCGCCGCTCGTAGCGGATGATCTTGACCACGGTGGTTTTTGCGAGGCCGAGCTTCTCGCAGATCTCGCCGACCCGGAGGCCTTCGTATTCGAACAGGTCTCGGATTTGATCGACCAGGGCGTCGGAGAGCTTTGCGTTGTGGTGCGTCTCGCCAATGCGAAACCCGCGCTCGTTGACGGCAACGAACACGGGGCGTTTAGGCTTGCGGTCCATGAGCATCTCCGTCGGAGGTGGATGGGCACTGCGGAGGGCAAGCTGATGGGTCATGCCGCGGCCTCGTCGCTTTGGGGCTTGGGGAACGGGTAACCCTGAGCGCGAAGAGCCTTGAGCAGGTAAGGGCTGAGCGGGGCCTGCGGGGTCTTGAGCTTGAGGTCGGCGAGATCCTCGTCGGTGGGGGGCACGAAGACCCTGCGCTTGGCCGGTGCGCCGACGGTGTCTGGGTTGTAGCCAAGCAGCTCCTCGACCACGCGCTTCTTGCGCTCGGCATCGGTCTCCTGGTTCCAGGGCGCGGTGGGATCGTCCTCGAGCTTGCGCCAGCCGGTGGGTGCTGGCTGGAACTGCTCAGCCCGGGCTCGCTTGTCGCGCAGGAACTGGTGGACGTCGGCCGGGGTCGGCAGGAACTTGCACACGGTCTGGAGGCCATCGCGTGGATGGGTCAGCCATGCCAGCTCTTGGTCGGTGAGATGCGCCAGGCTCTCGACCATCTCGGCGAGGTACTTGGGGTTCTCGGCGTTGGTGTCAGGCCGCCCCTTCATCAGAGCCGACAAAGCCGCCCTGGCTGCCACCAGCCGCTCTGCGCTCGGCTTCGGCGAGTTCAGCGATACGGCGGTCGATGGCTGCGAAGGTTTCATCGCGGGAAGGTTTCTGGCGATGGGCTGCATGGCTGGTGCTCCTGCTGCTGGAAGTGGGCAATGACACGACGGTGGCTGCGGAAATGCGCTGATCACGGGCTTCTGCAATCGGGTTGACGAAGTAGGTCCATCCCGGAGACCGAACCTTTGGCGCTAGTGCGCGGATGACGGGGAGGACGTCGAGGTCGAGATCCGCTCCGCTGTCGAGCAGTGCCTGGATGCAGCCAGTGATGGCGAGCTTTGGTGCCGGGTGGTTCGTCCAACCAGCCGCGTTGCGGAGCTTCGCCTCGAGGTCAGCGTCGTGCTCGCGCGCTAGCCTATCCCCTCTACTATTGGGATTGGGATTGGGATTGGGATTGGGAGCATTGCCTTCGCTATGCGTTCGCATACCGTCCGCAGATGCGTTCGCATTGCCTTCGCTTTCCGTTTGCGGTGCGTCACCCTTGCTCCAACGAGCCTCGGCGGATTGCCTGGCCTTGTCAGATTTTCTGCGATACGCACGAATCTCGGCCTCGCAGCGCTCGTTGAAAAACCCCTCCGGGGTCACGGTGAAGAACTCGTCGAGCACCGTGTCCACAGCTGTGCGCTGCGCCTTGCTGGTGGCGACGACGAGGCGGTAGACCTGCTTGCGATCGGCCGGCAATGGAGCCTCGCGCATGTAGTAGGCGTCCATCAGCCTGCGGTATGCGAGATCCTCTTCCCAGCTCAGGTGCCGGGTGGCAGAGGCATAGTCGCCGATGTGGAATGCATAAAAATTCATTGCTGCCCCCTCGCCCGGCGGAATGTTGCCAGCACCTTCGACAGCTCGGGCTCGAACGCCACACGGTCGACGTTTACCCGGTTGATGCCGTTCATCACGGTCGAGTGGTCGCGCCCACCGCAGTAATATCCAATCACCGGGAAGCTGCGCTTGGTGAGGTTGCGGGCAGCCCAGAAATAGATATGCCGCGCCCGGCAGATGGTGGCGTCACGGCGCCGGCTCAGAAGCTCACGGCGGGGAACCCCGGTGACGGACTCGACAGCGACCTGCAACGCCTTGAGCGTGGGCTCGGGGCCCTCTGCCTGCACGTCTGCCTGGTGGGGCACCCTGACAAGGATGCAGCGATAGCTGCTGCGGTGCTCGTTGCTTGTGCTTGGCAGGGTCATGCCGCCCCCTTTGCAAATGTTCGGTTCCAGAAGGTACGCACTTCTTCCTCGGTGCGGCCGCGGTAGAGGGCAGCCTGGTGCCCGCCGTCGTCAGTCATGGCGACCGTGTGGCGGCTTCCGACACAGGACAGGACGAAGCCCGTCCGGATCTTGTGGACCTTCGGCGTGGCGCCGCAGATCGGGCATGGTGAGATCTCGCTCATGCTGCCCTCTTGTTGGCGCCCAGGGCTGCCTTCATGGTCTTGACAATCAGCTCGGTGCTGTAGGACGCACGGCTCTCTTGGGCATGGAACTCGCAATAGCGGTGGTCGTGCAGCTCGCCGTTGCAGAACAGGTGGCCACCGGCGACGCGGGGGTCGAAACCAACCGGCCACTTGCAGCCGGTGACGTCGACGATGCCGCATTGGCGCCCGAGCTTAAGCGTCGGGGTCTCGCGCGGCCGGTACTTGAGCCTGACCTTTGGCATACGGTAGCCGCCGGTGTCACCCGCCATCGAGGGCGCAACCTTCTCGGCCTTGGGCTGCTCCTCGCGCACCCGAGGCTGCCTCGGCTTGTATTGGCGTATAACCTGAACCGCCGGGCGGTTGCGGAACAGCATTGCGCCGGTCGCCTTCTCGATGCGATGCGCCTTGCCGATGACGGCATTCCGCGTCGTGCCGATCTGGGCTGCCACGTAGCTGCTTGAATATCCTTCGGCCAGAAGCCGGCGCATGGTGTCAATGCGCTCCATGGTCCAATCGACCTTCATGCAGCCTCCGGATAAATAGCCGACGTGACCTCGGCGCCCTTGTGACCGCGCTCCCAAACGTACCAAGCCATTGAGGTGGTGCTGCCGCCACGCTTGGCTAGCTCGGTCCCCACCAAATCAAAGCGCCAGCAGGTGGCACGCGAGCCGCACACCCACACACGCGCGGGCGGATTCTTCTCCCACCATTGTCGGCGGCGAGCACTCTCGCGCCATGCCTGGCGCTGGAAGCAGATGACTTTGCGCGCACCGAGCTTATGGGCATGGTCGACGAACTTCTCCGCGAGCGTGAAGGGTGGATTCATGATGACGGTGAAGCCGAAAAGGTCTTCGTCAAATTCGAGAAAGTCTTGCTGCGACACTGGCCCAACGATGGTCATGAGCCCGGGGAAATGCTTTCCCCAGTCCTCGAAATCGAAGGCTGTGGTATCGAAACCAGCGCGCCAGCACACGTTGGCGATGGCGCCAAGCCCGCAACACGGATCTAGAATCCGCCGTGTTGTAGTCTCGACATCGAGCACGGCCTCGACCGCCCAGGTGGGCGTCTGGAAAGCCTCGAGGCGCTTGCAGAGATTGGTAAGGGTTTCCGCCAGCATCATGTCACCTTGAGGCGGTAGACGTGGCTCGGCCGGCCACCAACAGCGACACGCCGGGCGCCAGTGCGTTCGATGAGCCCCTGCTTGAAAAGCTGTGAGACCCGCGGCCTGATCGACAGCGGGCTTTCCTCGAGCCTGTCCGCGACCTCGTCAGCCGTCAGCTCGTATCCCGCGCGGTACTGGCACAGCACGTAGTGGCCAAGCGTCCCTGCCCTGCCGGATGCCTCGATCGCCTCTGCCGCATCGCGCGAGGTGGTGTTGTCCTTGAAGCCCGCCTTGTGGGGGTATGTGAACAGGTCATAGCTCATGACAACACAACAGCCGCCGGCTTCCGGGGCGCTCCCATCTTGATGGTGAAACTAAACTTGCTGTCGTCGATGCCAGTCACCTGGGACAGCGCATCGATCGCGGCCTTGCTCGCGGCCAGAAGGTTGTCCGCATCCCGCCGGTGGGCGTCGGGCGGCACGAACTCCATGGAGAACGCCGCCCTGCCCTTCAGCTCGTCACGGTGCTGGCTGAGAATGGCAAAGCACTGGAACTTGTAGGCCTTGAACGCCCGCGCCTTCACCGCCCAGTGGTAACGCTGGTTCGGGTTGAGCTTCGCCGGTGGGAACGGGAGTTCAATCACGCGGCCACCCCGTCGCGCTTCATGGCAGCCTGGCCCAGCGGGGTGTCTGCCAGATCGCCAAGTGCCGCCAGGTAGGTATCCACGAGGGCCTGCTCTTCAGCGATCTCGGCGCGGCTCTTCTTGCGAAGGGCAACGACCTTGCGCAACACCTTGACGTCAAAGCCTGTGGACTTGGCCTCGGCGTAGACGTCCTTGATCCAGCCGGCGATCTCCGACTTGTCGTATTCGAGCTTCTCAATGCGCTCGACAAACGATTGCAGCTGGCCGTTCACTCCGGGGCGATTGTGACCAATGGTCATGCGAACAGCTCCTCCTGCATGGGTTCGGTGGAATCTGCGGTGAGACGGTCAATCTCGCGCTCGATCTCGGCCATGCGGCGCTGGCGCTCGTAGATGACCTCGTAGGCCTCGCGCAGCCGCTCGAGGACGGAAGCGCGGACGTCCTGCAGCTCGCGCCAGCGGTAGCGGAGAGAGCGCAGGGTGCCCTCCTCCAGGCCCCACTTGGACGCTGTGCGGTGAATGGCGACATCGACGTCGCCGGCGCACTTGCCGCGCTCGATCTCGATCAGAAAACCAGCAAGCGTGCGGGCTTCTGCGATGACAAGATCCGCATTTGCACAAGTGTTTTTACGTACCATGACAATATGCTCCTGCTAATTGAAAAAGGCCGGAGCACTCAGCCCCGGCAGTTTCAGGGAGGAGACAGACATGAACCGGCCTGTCAGCGGTGTGGGGGAACGGGGCCATCAGGCAGCCTCCGCATGGGGCCGCGGCACCTCGTCGGGCCACTCGGCGCCCTCGGGCCAGTTGTCGGAGAACCAGCGCATCGCGCGTTCAAAGCGCCCGACGGTGATGTCTTTGCCGTCGACCAGGTTCTGGTACGTGTGCCCGGCATTGAGGGCCACGGTCGAAACCCGAGAAGGTGAGAGACCCCGCGCGGAGGCAAAGGTCTCGATGAGGAGGATCAGATGCTGACGGTAGTTCATGCGGCTTGTATACGGCTAATTATCCGCACTCGTCAACGGCTAACTATCCGCTTATGCCGCAGCTTGAGTCGCGGCTAAGTTTCCGCACATGACAGACCCCGATCCCATGGCCTTCAAAAAGCGAATAGAACAGCGGCTGGATGAGCTTGGCCTTTCTCCTCGCGCGGCATCCATAAAGGCGGGCGGATCGCCCGATCTCATCAGGGGCATCCTTCGCGGCAACAACCGTTCACTGAGAGGTGATCACCTTGTGAATGTCGCCAGGGTGTTGGGCGTGTCGGTTAACTGGCTTCAAACAGGCGAACCAGAACACATTTCTTCCGAAGAAGTTGCTGCCGGGATGGGGCCCCAATCTGAGCGCGAACATTTTGGTGCAAGTTCTCTAGAAAAATACTTAGGCAAAGTGCCGGGCGCAGTGCCGGAAATTGACGCTAAGGCTGGTGCTGGAAATGGCAACGTGGGAGAACACGAAGTCGTCACTATTCGGCGGGGTGAGGCGTTCGTGGGTCATAAAGTTGTTTCTGAATGGGTGTTTCCGTCCACGTTCCTGCGCCACGAGCTGCGCATGCAGCCTGGCGAGATCATGGTCCTCGAAATCGTCGGCGACAGCATGTCACCCACCCTTGAGAGCGGCGATCGCGTGCTGGTCGACACGACCTACGCCAAGCCCACACCTGACGGCATCTACGTCGTCGAAGAAGGTGACGGCCCCATGGTCAAGCGGCTGCAGCTGGTACGCCGGTCGGATCCTGCAGAGGTTCGCATCATCAGCGACAATAAGCACCACGAGCCCTACACGCTACGCCTGGACGACATCCGCATTATCGGCCGGGTGTCTGGGCGCGTGACCAAAATGTAATTTGAAGGGGAAGCGCAATGAATGCCGAAGTTATGTGGGGCATCGTTTTTACCGCCTACATCGCAACAAGCATTTACCCGCTGATGAAAGCGAATAATGGTCGAAGCCCAAAAAACACAATTCCGGGCTCGTTAAAGCTTAAACAATGGAGAAACGAAGAAGCCAAAGGTGACAAGGCTCTTCTAATCTGGTGTGCTGGCTTGGCAATTCTATTAGGGTTCTATGTTGCCTATACACAACAAACGACAGGTGTCGCGCACACAACCGGCCCCGTAAACTACGATGCTCTCCTTCCAGAAATTTCCCCGCGCAATAGTAATTACGATGCCGTGCTGGCAGCCAAAAGCCCAGTATTAGCCAGACAATTGAGTGACCCCGAGTTCGCGGCGCTGGCTTACAGCTCTCCTTCACAGATAAAGACAGCGCTCCTGTTTGCGATGTCCGCATTCTTGACAATGCTTGCATTTGCACTTGCTGCCAAAGCATGGACGCATCGAAAGCGTCTTTGGATGGGGATGGTCTATTTGCTTGGCCGCTCCTATCGACTCAAAAAAAAGGCATCCACCACCCTCGCCGCTTTTGTGGATGAGGTTAAACAAGCGGCCGACAAATAGTGCATCGGGCCTAGCTATCGGCGTGCGGCTATTTATCCGCAATTCTTCTTGACGCGGCTATTTATCCGCACTACTCTCCCTTCCAACGCCAAGGGAGAGACCCATGCAAATCAGCCCCGCCACCTGCCAGCTCAGCCTCGAATGGACCCTGCCGGTTTGCGTCCGCAAACTTGAGCCGATCACCGGCTACCGAAACGTCTACGTCCACGACCTCGATGCCCGGCTGACCATCAGCTACTGGGAGGTCGAGGACCGCCAGCACGAGTGGGAAATCACCCACGCCGAGATCGATGGCGTCATCGTCACCAAGGACACCGACCCGGCTATCTGGGATCTCGTCAAGCGCGCCTACAGCCGCGACTTCGACGCCATGAACGAGCGCATCCTCGACCGGATCGCCGACTATGCGGAGGCCGCGTGATGAACGCCCGTCTCACCTACGAAGTCTGCTTCGTCGAGCCCCTCGGCTACTGGGCCGTCGTGGTGCGTATGAATGGTCACGGACTGATCGAGCACAAGTGCTTGACGGCAAGCGAAGCGTCTACGCTCGTCAAAGAACTCAAGCGGGAGGCCGCGTGATGGCCTTCTCTCCTGACAGAGTTTCATCCGTGCTCGAGCTTTGGGCTTCGAAGCGTCGTGACACGCACGACATCGCTAAGTCGCTGATGATGCGCGAGGCAGATGTCGAGCGGATCATCCATGCCGACCGCGAAGCCCGTCACGCCGCAAAGCAGAGGGCCGCATAATGGCCTCCCGCATCATCATCACCGGCCGCAACAACACGGTCCCGTCTCACGCATTCACCGGCCTGCCCACGCGCCAGGCTTTCCCCCATTCCGGCATGACGCCGGAGTCCGACGCGGGCGGAACCCGCGATCCATCCTCCCTGCCCCCGGCCCCGGGCGCCGTTCTTCCCCCAGAGCCGCTCGGGGCCACCATCACCGCGGCCTTCCTCTACTGCGCCCTGTTCTTCGGCGCAGGCTTTGGCCTGGCCTGGACGTTCTGATGCGCCAGCCCACCCCCCGAGACGTTCTCTACCGCTGGCACGCCGAGGCGATGTTAGGCCTTGCGCCCGCCATCGACAGCACGCCGCATTGTGGCTGGTTCAAGCGAAAACTGGTCAAGGGCGGCGTGTTCGTGCCAGCGCGCATCTGGATGGTTCAGGACATCGACGCCGACACCGGCGAGCTGCTGTCCGACGAACTGCTCCAGTGCGAGGTCAACGGCGCCTATGCCGATCCTGAAGATGCCTGGACCTGGATCTGCGGCAATCCGATCTCGGTCTCCGAGTTCCTCTACCTGTCTGCCCGGATTGATTACGCCGCGCGCAACGAGCCGGAAGATCCGTTCGCGGCCCCCAACAAGCCCATCGATCTCAATCAAACGCCCCTTCACTGGTGAAAGGAAACCAATGACCGACGCCCTTGCCGAACTCCTGCGCCACAACAACCCGCCGCCTGACCTGCTGGTCGGCGATGCCCTGCGCGAAACGCTGCATGATACCAACGGCGACCTTCTCCGCCGCCGCGACGAGCTGCTGTCAGCCGCGGCTCGTGTGCCCGCGATCGACAACGATGACATCGCTGGCAAGGTCACGGATTTCATCAAGCAAATGACCGCGCTGGCCAAGGCTGCTGAGGCGAAACGCACCGATGCAAAGGAACCCTATCTTGAAGGCGGACGTAACATCGACGGGTTCTTCAAGGCCATCACCGACCCCGTCACCAAGGCAAAGCAGGGTGTCGAACGTCGCCTCACCGATTACCTGCGCGACAAAGAACTCCGCGCCCGGCGTGAACGCGAAGAGCAGGAACGCCTTGCCCGCGAAGCAGCAGACCGAGCGCGAGCGGAGGCCGAGGAGAAGGCCAAAGCGCTCGCCAGCGAACGCGATCTGACCGCCGCCATCGAGGCTGAGAAGGCAGCAGATACCGCCACCGCCGACCTGGTGAAGGCAGAGCAGGCCGCAGACGTGAAACCTGCAGAACTGTCCCGCACCCGCGGCGAATACGGTTCCGTCTCATCGCTGCGCACCCAGTGGGTGTTCGACGAGATCGACCGCGCCACGATCGACCTCGAGGTGCTCCGCCCCTACCTGCCCACCGACGCACTCGACAAGGCTGTCCGCGCCTTCATCAAGGCCGGCGGTCGCGAGCTGCAAGGCACCCACATTTACGAAACCACCGCCGCCGTCGTGCGCTGAACAGGAGATCGAACCCATGAATGACATGACCATTGCGAAACAGGACAGCCCGCTCGTGAAGCTCAACAAGCAGCTGGAGGAGCGTGCGGCGCAGTTTCAGGCAGCACTGCCCGCTCACATCCCGGTCGAGCGGTTTAAGCGCGTGCTGCTGACCGCAATACAGACCAACCCAAAGCTGGCGACGGCTGATCGCCCAAGCCTCTTCACCAGCGCGATGAAAGCCGCCCAGGACGGGCTGCTGCCCGATGGCCGGGAAAGCGCACTCGTGATCTACAATACGAAGATCAAGATAGGTGGCGCAGACAAGTGGATCGACGCCGTTCAGTACATTCCGATGATTGCTGGCCTGCGCAAGAAAGTCCGGAACTCCAAGGAAATCGCCACTTGGGACGCCAAGGTTGTTTTTGAAAAGGACGAGTTCCTTTATGAGGACGGCCTCGAACTGATCTTGAAGCATAAACCATTCCTCGATGGCGACCCCGGCCCTGTGCGCGCTGCCTATTCCGTGGCGAAGCTCAAGACCGGCGAGGTCACTGTTGACGTCATGCCCAAGTGGCAGATCGATCGCATACGGTCCTTTTCAAAGTCGAAGGATAGGGGGCCTTGGGTCGATCACTACGTTGAGATGGCCAAGAAGACGGTCGCCCGGCGGCACTCCAAGGTGCTGCCCATGTCCACGGATCTCGATGACCTGATCCGTCGCGACGACGAGCTTTATGATATGGCCGGCGCCAGCGACAAGGCCGCGCCGATCCGCCGCCCTCAACTGTCGGATTTTTCGGAGATCGAGACCTCGAGCCCCACCGATACAAAGACCGGCCCCGGCGCCAAGCCAGCCGAGGTCGAGGCGGCGCACGACCAAGAGACCGGAGAGGTCATCGAGGAGATCACGTTCGAGCCCAGCCCTGCTGACGCTTACGAGCTGGGTAAGTCTGTGCGCGCAGCTAACAAGCCACGCCGTGTGCCGCCCGAGATCGACAACCAGGGCGAGGCTTTCTCGAATGCCTGGATAGGCGGCTGGGATGACGCCGACGCGGAGCTGCAGAAGGCGAAGAAGTAATGGACGAGCACGTCCGCAACATCAACAACGCCGCTGCTTCAGCCATTGAGAAGCGGCGGCGGTCCAAGCTCAACAGCGTGCTGGAGCTGGTGCTTGAGGATCTCATCGCCCTGGACGGTGTCAGGGGCGTGAGGGCCAAGCTGCTGTGGTACGCCCGGCACCTGCGGGAGTTTCACACGTGATCTACGTCCTCGGATTCCTGATCTTCGGCTGCCTTGTCTTCGTCTTTTTAATTGCCGCTCTCATCGTAGGAGGTCGCGCATCATGAGCGCATTTGTTGCCGGCATCATCTTCGGTGGGCTGCTCACCGGCGCCATCGTCACGCTGTTGATCACCCGCACCAGGAGCGCAAAGCGGGTCGAGCCGATCGAGTGGCAGGAGGATTACTTCGAAGATCCGCCCCCCCCTCCTGTCACCTTCACCACCAAAGTTCTCGTCAATAAAAGGACCGTGCAAATATGAGCATCGCCGCAACCGTCACCGCGCTGGAGAACTTCTCGGCCAACGACGACGCCCTCCTGAACCTTCTCCTGGCGCAGCTCGATACCGAGCTGGCTGAACTGGACAGCACACGCGCTCGCCTTGAGGCGCGCAAGGACGCAATCAAGCAGGAGTTTTCCCTCAGGAGGACTGACCTGAAGATAATCGTAGAGGGTAACGCCTGATGCCTGTCACCGACACACAGTGGGCCTGGTTCGTTTTCTACACCGGAGGGGCGGCGTTGGGCTGGCTGCTGCCGGTCGTCACTATGTGGTGGAGGAAGTGATGAAACGGGCGCGCCTTACCAGGTCCAAGCTCGAGCGGGCAATCGCCGCGGTCGCCGCCGCCTGCGGGGCTGTCCCGCAGGTGGTGATCGAGCCCGACGGCACGATCCGCATCAGCCCCATGGACCAAGCCAAACCCCGCCCGGTTGACAGGCCCAAGCCAGTGCGCCTGTAATGACCTCCATGCCACGCCTCCTCCCGTACCTGAACCGCCAACCCGGCCGCCACGACAATGGGAAGGTCTACTGGTACGTGCGCGTAGGCAGGGGGCCGAGAATCCCGATCCCCGGCGAGTATGGCACCCCGCAGTTCCTTGCGGCCTACACGGCCGCAGTAGGGGGCAAGAAGGCCATCCCTCCGAGCCGGGCGTCCAAGGGCACCCTGCGCTGGCTGGTGGAGCAGTGGAAGAGATCGAGCGACTGGACCCAGCAGATTGGGCCTGCCACCAGGAAGCAGCGCGACCTCTTCCTGCAGCAGATGATCGAAGCCGCGGGCGACTGCGGCATAGAGGATATTACCAAGGCCACAGTGATGGCCGGCCGCGAGCACCGCCAGGCCACCCCCCATGCCGCAAACAATTACCTGAAGACCGCCCGCGCCTTGTTCCGCTGGGCCGTCGAGGCCGAGCACCTGGAGGCAAACCCGGCGCGCGACGTGCCTTTCATCAAGGTGAAGACCAAGGGCTTTCCGCCTTGGAACATGGACGAGATCCACCGCTACAGAAACCACTGGCCACTGGGCACGATGCCGCGCCTGGCGCTCGAGCTATACATCAACACCGGCTTCCGCCGGGGCGATGCCGCCGCGGTTGGCTGGCAGCACGTCCGCGACGGGGTGATCGAGATCGAGGCCGGAAAGAACAAGGTCTGGCTCCACATTCCCATCCTGCCGGCGTTGGCCGAGGCCTTGGACGCGATGGGGCCGCGGAAGTCCCTGCACTTCCTGACCGCCACGCGGGGCGGGCCGTTCACCAAGGAGATGCTCGGCAACGAGTTCCGGAAATGGTGCAACGCAGCGAAAGTGAAGAAGTCGGCCCACGGAATCCGTAAGCTCGCGGCCACGGTGATCGCGGATAACGGCGGCAGTGAGCAGGAGCTGCAGGCGCTGTTCGGCTGGACGACGAACACCATGAGCGCGATTTACACCCGCGAGGCCAATCGAAAGAGGCAATCGCTGCAGGCTGCATTCCGTCTGCTTGAGGAACTAGAGGCGAACAAAACGCCCAACCCTCCGAGGCTGTTGCCCAACCCTTTGCAAAATACCTAGTGAAATCAACAGGAAAAGAACGGGAACAGACTGATATGGTGGGCGATGAGAGCGGGCATTTATACTGTGATCACAATCCGTTAGGCACCCAACCCGGTGCCGAAGCATCCATTGATATTGCTTGCGGATCTCCGTTGTCGCCCAACCCTTGGAGGGCCCCATGAGCATCACCATGCCTGCCGCTGCGCTGGAGGCTGCTGCGAGGCAAATCTGCGGCTACGAGCGCGATCAGGACGTGGACTGGCGCGAGTATATCGGCCACGCCCGAGCCGCCATAACAGCCGCGCTCGGCGCCTGGACGGGGGCTTTCGAGGAGTACGTGAACGACGAGGATGGCGACGGCGCCAGCGTGTGCGTGATCCTGCCGAAGGGTGGCGACGATGAGTGAGATCAGGATACCGCCGGCTGCGCTGGAGGCGGGGGCAAGGGCTATTGAGAAAAGCCTGAAGACCGCACGCATCACGCTCGAAAGCGAAGACGGCTACAAGCCAGAGGCCCGCGCCGCCTGCATTGCCATGCTGGAGGCGTGGCCGGGGATGACACTTCACCAGCAGGACATAAACGCGGAATACTCGTATTTTGTCCTCCCCCTGCCGCAGGAGGCCAGCGATGAGTGAGCCAGATGCGGAGTTTGTGTCGATTATGATGGAGCAAGGCGACTGGCAGCCGGGGTCCAGAATGCACCGACTCGCCCTGCTTGCCCGCCGTGGGGCAGAAGCCGCAGCCCGCATCGAACAGCTTGAGGCGGCGCTGCGGGAGATCATCGCAGACAGCTTCAGCGTATACGCCATTGAAGTTGCCCGCGCCGCACTGGAGGAACGCACATGAGCCAGGAGCTGGACCGCTCTACCGATCCTTGAGGCTCCCCTGGCGCCGCCTGAGCCACTCGTCGCCCTGCCCTCGCCTATAGGCCTCCTGCATGGCCTTCTCCTCCTCCGGGGTCATCCGCTTGGATAGCCAACGCCAGATCGGCGGGGCGATAGCGCGCAAGGTCCGGAACCCAAACTCCACCCAGAAGGCAGGCCGCTGTACCACGAGGAACGCGCCAGCTCCGAGGCCGGCGAGAATGACCACGGTCGCAACGGCCTCCTGCCAGGTCATCAGGCAATCTTGGACTTGTTCGGGATGGCCCAGACCAGGACCGGCGTCAGCAGACCGATGACCGTGGCAACGGTATCAGTGGTCAGCCAGGCGAAGCTGAATCCGGTGAAGGTCTGGATGATGAACAGGATGCCCATAACGGCGGCAACCAGGGCCTTGTCGATCGAGGTGAACATGTCGCGGTCCTTTCAGTTGATCTCAGGTAAATCCGTTATCCTTTGCCCACGCCTTGGCTGAAAAACACGGGCATGCCTTGTGCACGTTGGGGAAATCGCGGTGGCCTAGCACTTTCGCTGCTGGTGCTTTGACCTTTAGACTGGCGACCAGTGGCTTCAACGCCCGCCACTGCTCGCGGGTGAAGTTGTTCGCCGGCTGGAAGTTGTCATCGAGCCCGCCCACCAGACAGATCCCAATGTTGTTCTGGTTCCACCCCGCCACATGGGCGCCAACCTTAGAAAGAGGGCGGCCCTTCTCCACCGTGCCGTCGCGCTTGATGACAAAATGGTAGCCAATGTCAGCCCAGCCCTTGGCCTTGTGCCAGGCACGAATGTCCTTGGCGCCCACCTGCATCGAGGGGCGCGTCGCAGAGCAATGGAGCGTGATGAACTGGACGTTCTTCATTTCCATGTCAGGGCTTCCCGCTACTAGGCACTTTTGGATTCTTTGACCAACCGCGCGCAGCTCGCAGCACGCCTTCGCAGATCAACATGGCCGTCAAGCCCACCAGAAAGCTGATCGCATGTTCGCTCGAGACGTCGTGCCCGATGATCGGGAGCCACGTCTTGGCACCTGCGTAAATCGGCGCAGTGAGATAACCCGCAGTCAGGCTGCCGACCACCACCGACGATATTGCCGCCAGCCAGCTTCCCCCCGCTAGCAGTGCCCGCACGATGCCGCCCGCAACACCAGCAAGCAGGTGAGTCAGCTTGATACCAATCAGCCCCTGCAAAGGGTCCACGTCAGCCTCCATCGCAAATCAACCAAAGTGAAAGGTCACTCTTGAGCAACGCAGCCATCAATAAAGCGTAGCGATATCGCCAATGACGTATCCCTTTTTCACTGATGCGCTGTAGTCGACTGCGCCACTGGTCAGACCAAACTTTCCTGTGCTTGTTGCGCCAGAAAGATATGCAGTGGCAATTTTCCGTGTGGTCACAACAGAGCCAGAGTATCCGTTCCGGATCTCACGATAGACCCAACCGAAGATGTCATCGTCTCCGCTTGCAATGGCAATGGTGTTCGCCCCTGTGCGCTTGACGAATGTGCCTTTGGGAATACTTGCACCAGTGCTGTTGACCATAAGCCGTGTGAAGCCAGTATCGGGATAGAGTTCGTATTGGATATCTACTTCAGCCACAGGGTTTGTTGTAATCGCAGCATTAATTGCTGCAATAATTGTCGCGTTGCTCTGTGCCGTATAGTTTTGATTGGCCGTCCATGTCTGCGCGCCAATTGTCAGTGACTTATTTACGCTTGAGCAATTACCAAGACGAGCGCCCAGACTCTTGACTGTTCCGGTCTTGATCCACAAATCGCCCCGACCCAGCTCGTCCACTGTGCCAAAGATCGCTGTAGCAGCAGTTCCAGACACAGAGACCCCTGCCGTTGTACCCAGAACCAGCATGCCGTCAGGATCAGTCTGCAAGATTGGACCAGAATGCACACCGCCAATGTCCCACTGAATGCGGTCTGCGGCCTTGTCTGTAATGACCTCCCCTGAACTCGCAATATCATGCCGGACCATGTTGAAATCGCAGCCATGCAAAACAAGACGACACTTTGCGCCCGGTTCCAGCGTTATCAAATATACAGCCGCTAGCGTTGGGTCCGTTGACCGACAGCCAATCATCTCAACAAGAGGAGGTTTATAAGTTGGAGTAACGGTGGGAAACGATAGAGTCGGACCAGTATTGTGAAAGCCGAATGCTCCTACTCCGATTCCAGGCCTCAAGTGATCAGCAGTCACATCTTCAAAACGAATAATTTGACCCGATGAAATGCCGCAACCAAAAATCCATGCGTTTTGATTTACACCAGCGACAAGTCCCAGCCGTTTGAACGATTGGAAAATGCGTCGGTTCTGAGCTTTTCCGTTCTCCGGCCCATAGTTATTTATAAGATCACTGTGAATGCAATAATCACCACTCACAGAGCTACCGTCTCCGGTATCGCTGATGATGGTCAAATCTCTAAACTTTGTTTCTAGATGAGCCTCTAAAAGAGCGCCGGTACCTGAGCTTTCCTTGGCAATAAATGTGCGCCCTTTTCCGTTGCCACGGATTTCAACAAACTCAGGGATTCTCAGATATGTCGCGTTATAGGTTCCGTCATCGACCAGATCAATTAAAATGCGATTATTGTAATGCGATCTGTTACTGGTAAGAGCGTACGAAGGAGCGGTTGGATCAGCATAAAGACTTTCTACGGCTGCTCGCAGCGTAGTGAAGGCTTGACCAGCACCGACACGTATTACCTCGTGCCAAAAATCTCGATCAATGTAGTCAGAAATCTGAGCATCTGACAGCGTGCGTAGACGGCTGATGCCGCCTTGCGCCATTGTTGTCAGGTAGTTTGCCTGCCATGTAGTGACCGACGATAAATCAAGAGTGGCAACAGCGTAGATGCTAGACTTTGTAGTCAGAGGATAATCGGTCAATTTTACTTGCGTTGGAATGGATGAAACAAACGAAGCAAAAGACGGAAGGCTGCTGACTTGAAGAGGATAGCGACACACTTCTGTAGACGTAGTTAAATCAGATATTGAAAAGACAAAGCGCGTGAGCGGAATGCCCGAAAATTGTTCGATGTGAAAACTTGTAATAGCATAGTTGTGCGTCGGATCACATCCGTACACCCACAACTCTTTAACCAAACGACGCAGAGCATCGTTAGTCATCGCATCGGAAAATGGAAGTTTCAACCCTGAGGTCAGAGCGGCGTTATTGTTGAGCGCCGTAGTGATCTGTCCATCAACATAGCTGCTTGAAGCGATTGATGTAGAAATCGCATCTGCACGAAGTTGGGTTGCTGTAGAAGCTGAGTAGATGCCCCATGAACTGGCTGCGCCTGTGAAGTCAATGATCACAGTTCCCGTGACCCCTGACCCGGAAAGAGCCGAAAGAGTAAACTCGACCAATCCAGTGTAGCTGGCACCTGAACTGCTGAATGAGCACACATCAGCCAGATTCGTAAGTGCTGCGTCGTCGGCTTGCTGTATTGTGAAGTTGAAACGTATGCCAGAGTCGTTTCTGAAGAAGTACCGAACAAAGTAAAACTTGGCAGTATTTGCGCCAAACAATTGGAGCTTTTTTACAACACGAAGGCGCGAATCAACGCCGGGCATAAAGTCAGTCGCGCTTTCGATGTTTGTTGCGCGAGTGCCAAGGGCATCATAAGCGGCAATTGACGGATACGTTGCAATAAGCGTCGATGAGCCAGCGTTAACACGCCTGTACTCATAAGCCGCGACATTGCCAGTGCCCTGCACTTTAAAGGCAACGCCATCTGCAACAGCAGCTCGACCAGTCGCTTCGTCAACATAGACGCCAGCGCCAATAAGAGCTGCGTCACGTGCCAGTGCCGCGGCAGAAGCAGAACTCGTTGCTGAAGTCGCAGATGCACTAGCCGACGTTGCAGCCGCTGATGCTGTCGATGCGCTTGCAGTCGCAGAGTTAGCGCTGGCAGTAGCCGAAGTTGCCGCCGTCTGTGCGGTGGTCGCGCTTGCAGCAGCGGCGTCCTGATAATTCTCCCATCCCGCAACCGTGCTCGGCAACGCTGCAACTGGCTCACCGTTCTCATCGAACGATAGGAACTTGTTTGCGCGTAGCGACACCGCCGGGATCTCGCGTCCTATGGCCGGGTCGGTGATCGGGTAGGAGAGCGTGCGGCCGACATGCTCATCGAGCTGCTGGATCTGGATGGTGGCCCGGTCAAGCGCGCCAGTGATCACCTCGGGGTAGAATCCGCCCTGGTTGGTCAGGTCGGTCGGCTGCAGGTTGGCGATGGCTGATGTCAGGATGAGGTTGTAACCGCTGGCCAGGGCGCCGCCGGTGAGTGTGATGCTGCCGCCAGGGTTGCTATTCTGGTCGGCGTTGAGGCTGACAGTGTAGGCCGAGTTGATGGTGAGCGTGGTCTCGACCCCCGTCGCAACGGTGATCCGCACCACCTCGAGGTCCGATGCGGCAAATACCCGAAAGCTGAACGCGAAGACCGAGGCCGAGCCGTTGCCGATAAACGGCCCTGCCTTGCGGTTTGTAGAGCTGATCGTCATCGACGGACCCCTGGCTATGATCCGTCCACATTAGCGATGGCCCCGCCGTTTACGGGTACGCGGCCTCAAGGCCTCGAGGCTGCACTCGCCTTTCCAGTGGCCAGGCCCCGAAGGTAATCGGCCGTGCTGGTCGGCTCGATCTTGTCGCGGGAAACGTCGATCTGGTAGCCGATCGGCCGGCCGAGAACAGTCACCGGGATGCCGGTCACCAGGCTGATCAGCGTCAGGACGTCGCGGACGTTCTTGCCGGTCACGTCCTTCTCGGGGTCCACGATGTTGATGGCCGTCTGCGCCACCCCGATGGTCACCGCCTCGAGGGTAGAGATGGACGGGCTGGTGGTCATGCGGTCATCATAGGGCTTGTTGTTGAAGGCATTGCCGATCGAGGCGATGCCCGGGCCGGCGGCCGGGATCATGGCAATGGCGCCACGCACTTGGGAACCGAAGAACCAGGACATGAAAACGTCGAGATAGCCATCATCGTCATCGTCATCCCACTGGCCGCCGAGGCTGCGGACAATCGCGTCAGAGACCAGCATGGGCAGCCCAAAACCCAGCAGGTAGATCATGAATAGCTTGCCCTTGTTCCCACGCCATCCGAGGTCGCGAAACACGTTGATGTACTCGTCGGCGTTGAGGTTCGCCATCATGTTAAAATATCCGGAGAACTGGATGAGAGTTTTTATGAACGGCGTAGTCGTTTCATACCCGGCAGTATCCTCAGGCATCAGGCTGGACTGGGTCATGCGGACATTTCCGTCCGCCCGGGCCACTGCTTCCCTGACGGCTTCCTCGTCCGTCCGGTCGGCGCCCAGCTCGGCCAGCGTCTGATTAAAGGTGGCCGTCCAGGTGACGACATCGACCTGGTTCTGGAATGCTTGCTGCAGGAAATAGCCGTGATGAGTGGCCCATTTCTGAATCTTGTTGTAGCGGCTGGGGTTCAGCAGCAGGGCGTTCATCGTTTCCTGGAGGTCGAACACCTGGTTATTCAGGCGGTCGGCCATGAAGGGCGAGGCAGCCGCCACGTCCTCGGTCATCTTCTGGAGGCCGCCCATATACTGGACGAGCGCGCTCTTTAGGTAGGTGGGTTTCACCTTCAAGAGCGCCGGGAAATAGCCGGTGACTTGCTGCAGGGCGTTCGTGATGTTGGCGAACATGATGCCGATGCCGGTGCGCGACCTGACAGCGGACCAGAACTTGTCCACAGCCTTAAACATCCCCGCCTCGCTGGTTATTTGCCGGGCTGCCCGGTTGAGCCAGGGCAGCAGCATGTCCTCGATGGCGGTCGGGTCGATGCGGGTCAGGTTATCGGCGAACTCTCGCTGCCGGAGGATGCGGACCAAGTCCTTCACCACGGGCTGGACATGGGCAAACCGGATCACGTCATCGATATGCTTAGCGATCAGGCGAACATCCAGCGACAGCGGCTTGTTGTACTCGACGCGGCCCTTGGTAAACCCCATGCCAGTGGAGGGCATGCTGTTCCGGAAGTCGCTTTCAAGCTCTTCCATTTTCTGGTGAGCTTGGGCATCCCGCACCATGTCGGGGTCGACCTTGGCCGGCACGTAGCCGCCGCGATAGACGCCCCAGGGGGTAGTGACCGGGGTGGGCTGGACCTCCTTAAAGTAATAGCCGAACAGGTCGTGATGGGCGCGCTGTGCCTGAGGTTTCAGCTCCTCGTTGAGATCCCAAACCGCCTGGATGAAATCCATATCAGCCTTGGTGATGACGCCCTCGCTGATCATGCGTAAGCGGAAGGCATCCCACCGGGTGGTGTCGATGGTTCCGTCGCCCAGCTCTCTCGCCCAGCCGCGGCCGAGCAGCAACTTGCGGAGGTTGCTCTCGTTGCCGGTGTGCATGATGGCGCCCAGCACCTCGGCCTTGCCGATGCCGCCGTTGGCGTTGCCGAATGTATAGCCCAGCTCCGGCGCCGCGATCTTGCGGGCGGGGAGATCGACGTTCTGCAGCATTTCGACGTAGCGCTTCACATAGACGTTGCGCTCCGCCCGGTAGGCGTCGATTGCCTTGCGCAGGGGCCGCCAGATGTACCTGGTGAAGGGACCAGTGCCCCCGGGCCCGTCCGTCGCCGTCGCCCAGTGCTCGACGCGGCGCGTCTTGGCCTTCATGGTTGACAGATACCGCATTGCCTTGTCACGGGGACCGAACGCTTCCCGTTCGCCGGGCACCTCTGGCGGGATTCCGATGTCGGTCAGCCGGGTGTTCAGCTCGCCGACCACGGTCTCGAGCGACATCTTGCGCCCCTCGACCATGACCTGGTTGTCGCGCCTGGCCTGATACCAAAGGGCGTCGACCGCATCCCGCATCAGGCGGAACTCGTCCATGGTGAGGGTGTCGTAGGGCTTGGCGCCGGCGGAGGCTCTCAGGATGAGCGGCTCCAGCTCGGCATAGAGTTCTGGGTTGTAGGCTCTGAGCTGCTGGGTGTACTCGACCGGCGGCTTGTCTGCCTTGCCGATCCCATAGGCTGCCAAGATGGAGCGGGCGGCGTTGACCAGGTCGATGTTGCGGCCCTTGGCGATCTTGTTGTCGGCCTTGAACAGGTTCCGGAAGGATGTCAGCGCCGCCTTGATTTCCTCGCGCGCGGCAATGGCCTCGGCAGCGAGCTGGTTCTGGAGGAGCTGCGCCTGCTTGGCGCGGGCAGCCCCCTTGCTGTCGCCTGCCTTCATGGCGTCGATGGCCTTCTTGGCCGCCCTTCCCTCGGCAACGGAATACTCCCGTGGGCGGATCTCCTTGATCACCTTCCTGGCGATGGTCTCGCGCGCGATCTGCTGCGCGGCCTTGAGCATGACGCGCACCGGCTGGGTGGCCTTCTCGAGGAACCGCAACTCGACCGCCACGAAGCGGGCTCTAGCCTCGTTGTGGAGCGCCGCCTCGATGGCAGCCTCTTTGGCCTCCGGCGTGTTCAGGTCGCCGTTCTCAGCCAGCATGCGGGCATCGGTCTCGGCGTTAACCGCTTCGCGCAGGGATGGCGCGGCGAGCAGCTCACGGACCATGGCGTCACCGGACTTGAACCCGAACATCTCCGCTACCTGGTCGGGGTGGATGGCATTCTCCGAGGCGAGCATGCCGAACTTGCCGAAGCCCAAGGACTTCTTGATCAGGCCGACGATGGGGTTCTCCCCGTACATCGCCTCGATCTCCTCGATCGACAGCTTCACCGGATACTCAACCTCGACCCCGTCGATCTTGCCGCGCTTCAGGAACTCGATGGCCTGGTAAAGGGGGCGCTTGGCGATCTCCTCCGAGACCTCCTTGCGGATCTCCTTCCGGCGGGCCTCATGCTTGCGCTGCATTTCTTTCAGGAGGCGGCCGCGGGCGTTGGACAGCCACTGCATCTGCCGCAGGCTGGCCTTCGTCAGGTCGGTCACAGCGGCGTCACGGGCCTCCTCGAGCATAGCCTGGTAGGCGGTCCACTCCTCGGGCGACATGCCGCTCTCGGCCTGGCTACCGAAGACGGGCATCATGTTGCGCACCGCCTGCGCCTGCTTGATCTCCTCGCCACTGGCGAGCATGCGGTCGAAGACCTGGCGCACCTCGCCGGTGAGCACCGGCAGATCCTCGCCGAACTCCTGACGATAGGCGGCGTTGAGCTGGTCGCGGATGTTGATGTAGACCTGCTTCATCCAGCGCACGAAGCGCTCGAACGCGCCCTGCAGCTCGAGGCTGGGGGCCTTGCCCTCGAATAGGTAGATCTCGGTGTTGTAGGCCACCGCCTCATGCACCTTGCGCATACCTTCGGGGATCTTGCCGGTGGCCTCGTACTCGGCCGTCCAGGCTGTCCACTGGTCCATCGTGGCGCCGCCGAACTCGACCATAGCCTGCAGGTCGGCCTTCATCTGCGGGGTGGCAGACGGGTGCGAGATCAGCCGGGTGAGGACGTCGAGGTAGAAATGGCTGAACTCGTGCATGACGGTGGAGACGTCACTGCTCTCGTTCAGAATGGTGGTGAGCTGCTGCGGGCTGTAGCCGCCGCGAGGGCCGTTTGGCGCTGCCTGGAAAAGCGTGCCGCCGGTGGTGACGCGCCGCGCGGCGACCTGCTGGACAGCATCCGTCTGGGCCGAGACAGCCTCGTCATAGGCGTCATCGCCTTCCATCAGCGGCGTCGTGTCCTGGTCATAGCCGCCCATGTGGTCGGGATCGTAGGCCATGAACACGACGTCGGGCTCTCCACCATTGAACTCGGCGAAGGCCTGCTTGTCCCAGCTTGGCATGTCGGCCATGGCAATCTCGTCGTTCCATGCCAGGCGCGAGGTTCCCTTGAACCCGTGCACGGCATAGAAATCCGGGAGGATGGTGTCGAAAGCATCGAGCTTGCGACCGCCCGCGGCGATAGCCGTTTCCATTATGGCTCGGCCGGCTCCAGTGCCCTTCGACGAGAACACCGAAATGATGTCGCCGTCTTCCTTCAGGGCAAATCCAGCATTTCCGTCCTCGGCCATGAACAGCCGCATGCCGGCATAATCAGACGTGGGGTAGACCTTCACCGCCTCGCCAATGGCACCAAGGCTTGCGCGGGCGCCCTCTATCGCCGCAATAAACCGCTCGGCGTTCTGGGCGTTGCCGGCCTCAAGTTCATAGATCGTGGGGGTCGAGATGCCGTTGGCCTTGAAGACCGTGCGCAGTTTCTGGCCGGCCTTCCACTCGCCGACATGGCGAACTCCAAGCTTCTTTAGAAGCCGAGGTCTTCCGCCATCTTCTCCGCTTGCTCGCGCGTAAGACCAGGATGCCGCCGCATCGCCGATTCGATTGGATCGAATGCGGTGGATTGCTGAGCGCTGGATGAAGCTGCGCTTTTGGCCGCGAGTAAAGCCTCGAGCCGCTGCTTGCTGGCGGCCTTCTCCTCGGGCGTCTGCTTGATCAGCCGATCCAGCCGTTCCGACATCTCCAGGTCGTGCTGCTGTTGAGCGTCCATTGCCAGCCTCTCTGCTCAGGGTTGCCTTGATCGTGTCATCAGGCACGCCATCGGCCCGGGCCTGCGCTGCGGCTGCATTCGCATAGTCCGGAGCCTCCTCATCTTCATAGCCCGAAACGGCCCCATCGGCAACGCCATCATCGACGACACTGTCCTCTTTCGCGGTCTCGTAAAGGCGCTTTTCAGCATACCATAGCACAGCCTGAAGGTCAGCCATGGTGAGGTCGGCATACTCCTCGTTGCCTGCCTTCAGCTCATCAAGGATGCCCTGGAACACCTCGCGGATGTAGTTGCGCTCGGCGGGGCCCGCGGGCTGCTCCTTCTGGCCGTCGAGGTATTTGGCCAGATTGTTGCCCTTGGTCCGGAGTTCCTTGCCGCCCGCCGTCTCATTCATTACGGTCCGGAACTTGGGTTCCTGGCTGGCCTTCTGGACGGCAAATGCCAGCTCGTCGACCTTCTCGTCGGTATCCCAGCCCGCCTCGAGGGCCTTGATCAACCGCTCGCGGTCGGCCGGCTTGACCTCGGTCTCGCCCTTTTTCTTGGTGGTCTTGGTGACGGCACGCAGTCGGGTGGCCAGCTCGGGAATGTCCACCAGGGCAGCCATGTTGCGCAGGACGTCCCGGGAGCCAGCAACTTGCGCTGGGTCGATCTCGATGAGTGTTCCCGTCCAGCGGCCCCAGGTACGGACTAGCCAGCGGTCCATGGTGAGGGCATCGAAAACGCCATAGAGGTTCGAGAAGAAGCCGTTGCCGATCTTGGGGCCAAGGATGGCAGCGCCCCGCACCATGGTATCGGAGAACTCTCCAGACGGGGTCAGCTCCTTGTCGATGCCCGAAATCTCAGACACCTTGAAATCCGTCAGCATGAACTGCCTGAGCGCATCGGTTCCCCACCGGTCCTGCAGCTCGTTGAACAGTCTCAGGCTCTCATTGATCGCAATCTGTGCCTGTCCCGCCTGGATGTCTGTGGGCATGCGACCTTCGGCCTTGAATCGGCGATAGACCTGGTCGGCAAGCTCAAAGTTCTTTCCGACCTTGATGCCGTTCGAAGTGACAGCCAGCGCCCAGGTGAACGCAAATCGCGCGTTCGGGTCGGTCATGATCTCCGGGTGAACGAGGGACATGACAGCCAGCGCCTGGCGGGTCTTGACGTCATACCAGCCGATTGCATTGGGGTTCTGGGCTAGTGCTGCCAGCGCATCCTTGACGCCCACCTTGACCAGATACTTGATTGCCGCCGGCGAGCGCACGCTCGGATCCAACTTGAGAGCGCGCAGCGCGGCAAGCACACGATCCTGTATGGCGATCTTGAGGTCGCGGCCCTTCTGCCACGACTGGCTTTTGCTCAGGGTGTTGGAGCTGTCGAGCGATGCAGCATCGACGGCCGGCTCCAGCTGTTGATCGGTGGGCATCACGCCGGCCTGCCGCAGCGTCGATCCGGACGCCCCGCGCTGAACCTCTTGCAGCCGCGTGGCTTCGTCTGGAGCAAGTTCGAAGTTAAACGTGAACCCCTGTTTGACACCTTGGTCAGGGTTGAACTCATCAGGAGTAATGCGCGGGTCATTGGCCGGCAGATCCACATAGAACAAGGGCAGATCACCACGATAGTCAGAGGCATACTGTCTGTTGGTGCTGACCCATCTGCCAGTCTGGCCTTCGCCAGCACTGCCACTGTGGTAGACGCGGACCATACCTTCCGGAACAGGAGGCTCTGTGGCTGCTGTCGATGCTGATTGCGTCGTCCCGGCCGGTGCCGCACCCGCCTGCCCTGCCACCTGCCTATACGGCATCAGCTCATAGACCTGGGACGGGGTGAGTCCCATCTGGCTGGCGAGCGTGATGTAGGTGGCGGACTGCAGCACCGCGGCGTTCTTGCTCTGCTCCTTGGTGTAGACGCCGGTGGCCACGAGCTGCTCGTAGAGGGTCTTCTGGACCTCGGAGGCGCTGTCGATGAACACCTTGTCGGTCTCGCGCTTCTGGTCCATGACCTGCGCGGCCTCGGCAATCATCTGCTGCTTCTGGCCCTCAAACTGTTCCGCCTCGGTCTGGCTCATGGCCTGCTCGCCCATGCGGACATGGGGCATCATGGCATTGCCGAGATCGGTGCCAGCCACCGCCGCGGCGTACTGGGCGGTCGGGATGACGATGTCACCAGCCACATTTCCACCCGGCAGAACGGCAGCGGCGAGCTGCTCGCGCAGACCCGGCAGCATGGCATCGAGTTCGCCGTTGGTAAGGTTGCTCTGGTTCAGCACCTCGACCATCTGCTCGGCGTCGATGTAGAGGTTCTCGATTGGCGTTCCTTCAGTCTGGGTGGCGACGTACTTCTGATAGGCCGCAGGATTGCGCTGGCGCAGCTTGCTGGCGGTTGCCATGTCCGTCAGGCGCTGAAGCTGCTCCGACATGAGGTTCGCGCGGTAGGCGTCTGCACCGGCCCTGTCGATGCGGTTAAATACCTGCTCGGCGCCTTTGAGAACTGTGGTGTTCGCGCCCGTTGCAACAATCGTGGCGATGATGGTCTCGGCCACAGCACTTGGCTGTTCCGCTAAGAAGGCCGAAACCGGCTTTTCTGGATTGAGCTGAACCCATTCGTTGAAGTTCTGCCAAACGGTAGCCACTACCTCAGTGGGCACTTCGGATGCGATTTGCCGCATCAACGTCTTCGCAAAGCCGCTGTTCCCGCCCAGATCTTCCATGAGCTTTATGACGGGTATTCTTTCGGTGAGATACTCTACGGCACCCTGGCCAAGCGCATAGACGGACGATCGACCAGGTGAGAGGCCCTTGTTTCGAGCTTTGTCGTATTCTTGGCCGGTGACAATGCCGACATTGGCGGCAAGGTATGCCTCGGGGCCCCCTAGCAACGTCGGCAAGGTTGCGATCATCTGGGTGCCAGATTCGATGCCACCATAGATGCCGCGCTCGATGATCCCGGACCGGCTTAGGTCTGGACGGTAGGAGGCGGCAGATTCATTGCGCCTAGCCTGAAACCCTTGCAGCCATTTCGCCGCAGACTGAGCAGCGTTGTCACCACTTGTATCGAACCCCAACGCACCCGCCGTGTAGTCGGAGACCTGCCCGTACAGCTCCGCACCCATGCGGAATGCACCGGCAACACCGGCATCTGCACCAAGAAATCCAGCGGCTACACTTCCACCAGCATTCTTGATCGTCTGCAGCGTCTTCTCGGTGCCGGTGAGCTGTTCGAGATCGTCCTGCGCGATGGCTGCGAACTCAGGGTCTGTGAGCTGGCGCGCGAGGACAGGCGAGCTGGCGGTGAGCTTGTACTCCTGCGCCTTCATCAGCGCCGCGCGTTTACGCAGATCGTCCATATTGCGGCGCGCGACATCAGGGCCGACGCCCAGGTCGAGGCCCAGCTTCTGCGCTTCAGCAGCCTGGTCAGGGTTGATGCCCCCGACGCTGAATAGGCTGTTCATGATCTTCTGGTTCTGCTCCTCGTCGTCCTTCTGCAGGATGTCGACGTAGGGGTTCTTTTCAGGCTCGACAGCCAACTCATCGCGGCGTTCGGTGGCATCGCTCAGGAGGCTGGCGTAATCGTTCTGATCCATTACCTCGGCTTCCCTGCCTTAACCCAAAGTTCAGCGATGGCCTGCTCGGTGACCGGCAGGCCTTTGGTCTTCAGTGCACTCATGATCTTCATGCGCTCGCCAGCGGGGATGGATGCCACCGGCACCTCCTCCTTGCCGACGACCACGTAGGCACTCTTGAGATCCTCCGGCGACATCAGAACCATCGGCTTGCCGGGATCGCTGCCCCAGCTATCGACGAAAGCCTTGTCGATCATCATGCCGTCGAGGATCTTCTGCTTCTCCGGGATGGAAAGCGTTCGCTTGAGACGGGTCTGCTCGTCGTCGATCAGCACCTTGAACTTGCTGCGGAGGTCGATGAGCTGCTGCTTGTTGGCGTCTTCCTTGGGGTCGACGAGGTTCCCCTGCCCGTTGCGTAACAGGGTGGCGTTGAACATGTCACCGTCGATCGAAGCCTCTCGGACCTTGTTCGGTCCATCGGGCCCGTTCGCCTGGCCATAGAACTTCTGGTAGGTCGCCTCGGACAGGAGCGGACGGAACTCTTCGATCCTGCCCTTTTCCCACAGGCTCGGATCGTTCATCAGCTTGATCACTGTATCGGGATCATCACCACGCGGCTGCTCCATGAGCTTCGCACGGTCCTCGACCTTGAGATTGCCCCAGGTCACAGGGTCGATGTCGCGCCAGCCGCCCACGCGCGCAAAGGCGGTCTCGGTGGCACTCTCGAACGTGGTTTTGTACTGCTCGGTCTCAAGCGCCTGATCATGCGTATAGCGCTGCCTCACCTCCTGCAGCGCCACCGCCTCCTGATCCGGATCTAGGCCCAGATCTTTGATGGCAGCCTCCATGGCGCCGAGATCCTTCTTGCCGTCGGCACCTGGCGCGACCTTCACGCCGCCGTCACGCGCACCAATCATCTCGTTCGGAAGCTTCACCGCCATCGTCCACACCGGTTCCTCGCCGACCTGGACCTCGGGCGACTGGATGCCGGAGACCTCGAGCCCGCGGGTGCGCAGGAGCTTCACGAAATCGTTGACCTGCATGCCCTGGATGGGCTGCACCTCGATGGTTTGGAATCCGTCGGGCGTGGCACCTGGGACATGGTAGTCGCGGCCACCCCCGGGCTTGCCCGCATTGGCGGCGTGCGCTTCTCGAGCACCCGAGGCCCAGGAGGGGACGCTGTCGGCGTGGTGGCTCGGGCCCCACATGGCGGGCCCGCTCGCGCGCATGTCGAAATGCAGCGAGTTCTCATAGACGCCGATGCCGGTGAAGCCGCGGGCCGATGCGGCAGCAATCAGCCGCTTGCGATCCTCGATGGACATGTTGGACACGTCGACGTCGATGGCATTGCCAGACAGGTGCTGGGAACTTTTGGCGCCGCCGGCCTTGGCGTTGGTTGCCGAATCCCGGCTGCCGGAGACAACGGTCACCGCGCGCCCGAAGTCGCCCTGCACCAGCTCCCAGTTGTTGATCAGATTCGGCCTCACGCCCTCCATCTGAAGAGGCTGGCGGCCAGGCTGTGTGCCGGTGACAATCGGGATGCGGCGGCCGGATACCTTGACCTGAGCGCCCGGGACGATGCCGGTGATGGTGGTCTGATAATCACTCTCGGCTGGTGTGCCGCCGACGGTATTGCCGCTGTAGATGCCTTCGCCGATCTGCATGCCACGCTGCCGGTCGTACCCGGTATCAATGGCGGACGTCAGCTTCATGGCGTCGGCAGGATCGAGCTGCCCTTGCTTCACGACGCTGTCGATATAGCTCTTGGCCTCGAGGTAGCGGCCATCGACCATGAGGTTGTTCACCACACCGCTGGCCACGTTCCCGTAGACCCCGCGCACCATGGCCTTGCGCTGCTCACTATCCGGCGGCAGCATCAGCAGGTCGGCGGCGGCATTGGCCTCCTGCAGCGCCGTATTCACGGCGGTGTTGTAGGGGCCGGTGGGATTTCCCTTGGCATCGACCATGCCAATGCTGTCGAAATTGTTGGCGGCCTCCATGGTGTAGCGATCGGCGCGGGACTTGCTTTCGCCGGCGGCATAGTCGGTAGTCTGTTTGAAACGATGCTCGGCAATCTTGCCCGAGAAATTGAGCATGTTCCGGGAAGCGGACTGGCCGAACATCATCCGCTGAACGTCGTTGGTGAGGCCCTTCTCGACCTCCTTCTGAGCCTCGATCAAGGCCGCATTGACGCTCGAGGGGTCTGCTGCCCCTGCCCCAACCGTGTTCAGATAGCCTTTCTCGCCCCACAGGATGTCCTGCGCCTTGGTCAAGAACGTGACGTCCGCCTGCTTGGTGGCAGCATCGTCCATCTGGTCTTGCATCTTGTTGGCTATGGAGCCCAGCACCTGGCCTGCATTGACCATGCTCTGGCCCATGTCCTGCGCCTGCCGACCGGCGACGTCCCGCATGGGGGCGACCTCACCACCGACGGAGAACGGCTGGAAGCCGCCGCCCTGCAGTTCTTCTGTAGGTACAATCGGAACTGTCGGCATCTCTGATCCTTACGAGGCTTGTCGGGCGATGTAGTTTTCCATGCGCGAGCTGTTGGCCCAGCTCTGAGCCACCGCCGTCGCGCCGCCGAGGAGGCTGGTGAAGCCCGCCGCCCAAGGGCTGACCGAGCTGGCGGTGGCCTGCAGGTTGGAGGCTGAGACACCTGCCATGGTCGCCTGGACCTTGTAGTTGGAGGCCTGGATGCGCTGCGCCTCGGACTGCCTCACTGCGTTGGCGTTGATGTTGATCACGTCGATTTGCTTGACGAGATCCATGGAGGCATGGACCTGAGCGGCGCTGCCGGTGCCGACATCGATGCCGCGGGCAGCCATGGACGCCTGAGAGCCAGCCTTCTGCTGGCCAGCGCGCATGGTGTAGCTGCCGATTGCGCGTTCTCCCGAGAGCAGTGTCTGCTGCGCACCAAACTCCGCACCGCGCGCGTTGATTTCGGCAATGCGCTGCTGGAACTGCATGGTCTTCGCCTGGGACTTGAGGGCGATCGCCTGCGATTGGGCGGCATAGAACGAGCCGATGGCGCCGGTGATGGCGCCCGACACGGACAAGATCGAGGATGCGTTGCTGATCCCCTTGGTCAGGTCAGGACTGTCCAGCCAGTTCCAAAGGCCGCCGGATGATGTTGCCATGCATGGCCCCTAATGAGATGGCCTCACATTAGTCGGCAGCCCATCCGATACGGGTACATCAGCCGCCCAGCGCCACCTCGAGCGTGAGGTTGACGACGGTCAGCGGGAGCGGGTCTCTCTGGCGCATGAAGATCTGGCCGCTGTCTGCCCAGGACGGGGTCAGCATGATCGGGATCTCCTCGCTCTTCAGCGCTGGCGGCGACCCATAGGGCTCGGTCGTGCGCTGCTTGGCCTCGACCAGCTTGTCCTCACTCGGACCCATGAATATGCCGCTCGACTGGAAGACGCGCACCCAGGCCTTGTTCACGTTCTTGAACCGACCCTGCCCAAACGCAGCATCGATCTGGGATGCCATGGGGAGGGTCACCAGGTCGCTCACATAGGGCAGCCCGACATGAACCAGGCTCCCTGCTCGCTCCAGCGCGATCATGCCAGACGAGACCGTGCGCCGAGGATGGACAGCGCCATCGATGAGGATCGAGACCTCCTTTCCCTCGAGGTGGGTGAGGCCGCTGATGCTGTTGCGGGCGAAGGACCAGGCTGTGCGGGCCGAGTTCCGTAGACCGGCCGGGATTGCCTTGTCGGCCTGAACCTGAGCCACGGTGGTCGACGAGGTCGAGACGATGCTCAGCCGGTAGATGGTGCCGTCGGTATCGGTGACCACGATGGCATCACCGACGTCAGTCGTGCCCGGGTAGACGAACTGGGCGGAACTGGCAGTCAGCGTCAGCACCTCGCCCTTGTTCCACGTGGAACCCCCGGAGATGGTCATCGTGACGGCGGTCGTGTTGGCGCCATTGTAGGTTAGGCCGCTGTCCACGAAGAAGGCGTCCTTGATCGCGGCGAAGGACCGGGACACCAGCCGCTCGACGTAGCGCTTCTGGCTGCCGTTGATCGTGCGCTTTACCACGGCGTAGAGGATGTCTTCCGAACCCTCGGCCACCACCGCGCAGCTTTCGAACACGCCGTCGGTGTCGTGCTGATGCCAGGAGCCAATCTGCTGGTCCGGAACATAGGTCAGACCAAGAAGCTTCCCGTTGCTCGAGACGAACCAGATGATCGGTTCCGGCGCCTTGGAATAGGCCATGTCGAGGATCTCGAGGTTGTCGAACAGATGTGCCGATCGCAGCGACATATCGCCGGTCACAAAGCCGTTAGACTGCCAGGAATATCCCAGCTCGCGGACATGGCCGCCGCGCGCCGCGCAATAGACCAGGCTGTTGTTGATGATCTGCGGCTGGACGTTCGAAGCACCGATGTAGGACTGCGGCCGCACCGAGATCGAGCTGGGCGTCAGGGCATCGCTGTTGACGCTGGTCACCCGCCATTCAGCGGAACTGGTGAGCAGCAGAAGCTGCGAGAGCGGTACAATATGGCGGATGGTGTTGGCCTCACGAGCTGCGATACGGAGCGCGATCCGGTCGGTGTCCTTCACCGGGATCGAGTAGCTCATGTCGCTCTCGGTGCTGGACCGCGTCATCCACATCTTCTGTGGCTCGTTGATCGTCCCGGCGAAGCACCGGCGCTGCTCGAAATAGGACACGGCGGCCGGGTATTTTCCGGCGCCATCGAACACCGCGTCATAGATTGGAGGGCTCAGACCGAGATCTGGGGCGATGTTGTCATCGACGAACGACGTGGACTCGCTTTGCCCGATGTACCCGTAGATGCCATATTGGCGCTTGTAGATGTTATAGCGCGCGGCCCCCGTCACAGCTGTCCAACTGATCGTGTTGAAGCTGCCGGTGATGAAGAGGTTGTTGACGACGTGCACCTCCGAGGATGGGGAACTCTCGTCCAGTCCATTCGCAGAGACGGCAGTCACCTTATAGTAGTTGTCGATGTCATACTGGCGGACACCATTCTGGATCACGGCGCCATAGCTACTGGCCGTGATGTCAGTCGATGGCTTGACTGCTTCGCCGGAATAGTTGGTGATGTATAGCCGATAGTTGTCTGTCAGGGCCTTATCCCAGTCCCCGCTGTTCGTGCCTGCCTCACCCTTGGTTGGGACTTTGGAAGCGCAGTAGAACGAGTCAGGGATACCTTTGCCGCTGGCACCCTTGACGTAGATCTTGTCGCCCTCGACCAGGTTATGCTCTGACACGGTCACAACCAAACCGGTTCCCGCATCCCACGTCTTGATCTTCACCGTGTAGCCGGGAGACGCTACGATGCCGGGCGACGTCGGGGCTGCTAGGGCAGGCTGGAATGGCACCGTCGTCAGGGTCCAGTTGGTAGACCCGAGGCGCTTCAGCTCCCGCGGCGCGTAGTTGGGGTGGGTGATGGTCAGAACGTCAGCCGATTGCACATAGTGGAGATCGAACAGGTCCGCCTCAAGATAAGGCGTCACCACTTCATAAGGAACGCCGGACGAAAGCAGGGTCGAGCCGTTCGTGTGGAAGCGGATGTACAGATCCCCCATCTCGAGGATCATGGTCTGGGTCGTGGAATAGGTGAACGGCAGGAGGCGGACCCTCTTGGTGCTGTCCTTCACCTCGCGCACGAAGGCCAGCCCTGCCCGGTTCTCAGCCGGTCCGGTGGGCTTGGCAATGAAGTTCCTGAGTTTGGCAGCGCCGGTCTGGTACTTGGCGTCATCGATCCGGCCGAACATCTCTGGCGACAGCTCACCGCCAGCGAACGACCGATGCAGAGTGCGGGTCGTGGGCATGCCTATCTCCCCGCCATCCAGGTCACAATGTGCTCAGGCTTGATGTTGCGCTGGTTCGCCTCGGAGGCCCGGGCCTGGGCCAGATAAACCGTCATCATCTGCAGACAGCGCTTCCCCTCGGCGGCACCCTGGTCGCCCTTGAGGATCGGGCCGGCCAGCATGGAGGCAAGCTGCCAAGTCAGGGTGCTGACGAAGAGCGGCGGGAACTTGGTGGTGTCGGTGACTGCCTCCGTATAGCGGCAGGTGGCCTGTTCCTGATCGGTCAGGATGATCCGTGCGCCATCCGGGGCGCTCTCAATCTGGTAGGCCTGCGGCACATAGCGGCCGGCGGCAATCACCGGCGAGACGTTCTGGTAGTAGCCAGGAACATCGGTGGGGGCGAAGCGGGTCGAATAATCGTCCTGGGAATCCGACGGCAGGACCGCGATGATGCGGAGCACATTCTGGGGATAGGCGTAGGCGTACTCCCACTGGGGCCATGGGTAGGAGAGCTGCGAAAGTGCAATGCGCTTTGTGGCAAAGCCCCAGTCATGCATCTCAAGCAGCGTGTCGCGGGCGATCGGGTAGAAGCGTGCGCAGTGCTCAGACTGGGCCGAGCCCTCTGGCGGGTTGATGCTGGCGACCGTTGCCGTGTCGCCCAGATGAGCGAGGGCGATGTTGCAGATGTCGATGTCCGATGCCATGGGGCCCCCTGTTATGAAAGAGGGACCGCCGCTTGAAACGGCGATCCCTCGACGGTGTTGTCCGGAGGCTGGTTACGCCCTGCCCTGCACCGCGTCGGAACCACCTCGAGCGGCCTTATTGCTCGGCCTGACGGCGGGCTCTTCGTCAGCCAGTTCGAGGTTAGGGTTCTCGGGTCCGTTGTATTCGAAGACGTCACCCTCATCACGGAGGGAATTGTCGACGAAACACTTCACCTTGGCGCGGTATCGAGACATGCGTAATTTCTCCTGGTGAGCTTGCTAGATCAAACCACCGTGAAACCAGACGGATAGGCCTTCTGGCCGTCCTGGATGGTATCGACGATGTCGGCGGTGAACTTGCCCGCGGTGAGCGTGGCGCTCGCGACGTAGTTTGCACCGAGGTAGCGCAGACCAAGCGAGCCAATGTTCGGATTGATGCGAACAGCGACACGCTTGCCGAGGGTCAGCGACGTCTTCACGATGGCGCCGGAGGAACCCAGCACCACGGGAGAGGTCAGGGCGGCAGCCGCCGAGCCGATCACCTGGAACTCGACGGTCGAGCCGCCGGTGCCAGAGGTCACAGCCTCGTCGACGATGAAGTGCATGTAGAGATCTTTGCCTTCACCAATGTCACGCGCCTGCGAGAGATCGATCGTGTCAGTGGACACGGCTGACGTGGTCACGGCCTGGGCGGCCGATACGCGGAGCAGCTTGTCAGTAATCATGGGAGCTTTCCTTTCGAACTAGATTGCCGATTAGCTGACGACAGCTTCGGTGTTGAGGACGGCGTCGACGCGGCGCAGCGGCACACCGATGAACGAGAGCCAGCTGTTCGGTTGACCGAACTGCGTGAGGCCTTCGTTGACCTTGAGCACTGCTTGCGACTTGTCGAGAGCGGCGATCGAGAGGCCCGAGTGAACGGTACGGTTCATGTAGAACGCGGCCCGACCCATCGAGATGTTGGGGATGCGGTACAGTGCACGGGCCATCAGCTTCATGAGCGCGGTGGCCGCGGTCGATGCCTGGGTGTCGCTCTGCCCCACAAGGTGCGTGGTGTTGATGTTGCAGATGCGGACCACATAGCGCCAGTCCTTGACGACCAGGCCGTTCTTCCACTGGTAGCGGGTGGCGTAGGCCTGCAGGCGGGTGCCGTCCGAGTTGTAGACCGTCTGCTCACCGAGATCCTCGTGGATCAGGCCGGCCTTGGAGCCCTTCGGGAAGGGGCAATAGACGGTCTGGTCGCCCCATACGACGAGGTACACCGAGGTGTTGGCTGCAGCATCGGCACCACCGGCGCTGATGACGTTCTGGGCATTCTGGGCGCCAGAGATCGCAGAGTAACGCGGCGCGAGGCCGAGGAACGTCTTCGGGTCAGTGGCGGGGTTGCCGTAGAACAGGGTCGTTGCCTGGGTCTGGTTCATCGCCTCGAGGAAGGCAGTGTCTTCAGACAGACGGAACTGAGCGGTGTTACCGTTCAGCATCGCGAGATCCTTGTCGACCTCGGAGCGGGACTCGAGCATGCCGCAGGCTTCATCCACCTGGGCTGTCGTGCTCTTGGAGGACGGGATGCCCTGGTTGAGCGCACGCCAGTAGACGGTCGGCAGGCCGGTGCGGATGACGACGCGCTCGCCGGTCGGCAGGTTGCCTTCCTTGAACACGCAATCCTCGAGGATTTCATTGGACTGCGAAAGCAGCTCGGCGACGACCGGAACGCGGCCATCGGGATCGGTGCGCTTCGCCCAGTCGGCGAGGGTCAGATTGCTGTTGGACAGAGTAGCCATTATTCACTCCTGAGAGTTCATTGCTGATTGGAATAAAGCGCGGCCGCTTGGCTGCTGAAGTCCTTCGGAGCGGGCTTGCCACCAGCCCCGACGTCTGCACCAACAAAACGATCCCCACTGATTGCCTTGCCTGCCCTGAACATGAACCGGATCACCTCCGGGTTGTTGCCCAGGCCAGACTCGTTCAACAGCGAGCGCAGTTCGGGGGTGCCGAACTTGTCGAGGGCAGTCTTGGCGAGGGCGAGATTCTCCTGAAGTTTCTCGCCGCCGAACTCCTTGTCCGCCGTAGCGGCCTCGGCCCATTCGGTGCGGACTGCCTCGAGCCGCTCCATCTGTCTCTCCTGAAGCTTCGGGGCGAGACGATCGAGCAGCTTCTGCGCATGCTCCTGCGGCATGTTCAGTTCCTTGGCGACGTCCGAGTATTCCTTGATGATCTGGTCATCAAAGGTCTGGCCTTCGGGGGCCTTGAACTCGTAGGTCTCGGGGGCTTTCGCCTCCGCGGCCTTGTCACCCTCGGACTGACCAGCCTGCTGCCCATCCTGGGCGGCCTGGCTGTTCTGTGCAGGGGCCTGCTGCTGTGATCCCTGCTCCGTTGCGGCGGCGGTCTGCTGCTGCGCGGGTGCGGGGGTCTGCGATGCGGCGGTGCCTTCAGTGGTCGTTGCGGCTTGTTCCGTCATCAGCATTTCGGTCACTGGTGTTCTCCTTCACCATTGATGGGTAGTGCTCAGGGCAGAGCGAGTGGACCATCGCCAGGGTGCGGTTGCCGAAGTTCCTGTTGCCTTCGGCAAATGCCATCGTCATCGCGTTCGTATTGAACGACAGACGAAATACCCCCGTCTGATCCAGAAGCCGCCAGACATACCTGCGGCCCCGCTTGCTGCTCATGAGCCATTTGAGATCCGCTTCCTCATTCTCGCGGGAGAGCCGGTCCCGGACGACCTTGTCGGCCTTGGTCCGTTCCTGCCCGCGGAGATCGGTTGGATCGTATTCGCTCATGGTGCCGTTATATCGGCGGTCACTGATGATACGGGTATGCCGCCATCGTGCTCACTCGGCGCCGCCGTAAAGCATCGTCGCCGCCGCGGCTGCATTGTTCTCGCCCTGTGGCTTGACCTCGATCTCCGTAAGCTGGATGCAGACACTGCAGTCCGTTCCGCCGCTGTCAGCGCTCGGGTCGAGTTCTTCGGTTGAACGAGCCACGACGCCGGTCGCGCGGACCATCACGGACTGCCCCGCGGACATCTTGGTCAATCCCAGCGCCTCGCATTGCTCAGAGTTCAGGTAGATCTCCGTTCCGTAGCCGTAGCGCTTCCGCTGATATTCCATTTCGGAGTCACCTTCGGGGGTGAGCAGACTGACGAGTGCCATTGAGCCTCCTAGACTTCTACAGGCGAGGGTGAGTTGTATCCGCTGAACATGTTCATGATGTCCGTGAGCGCGTTCTGGTCGCCGCCGGTCTTGGCCGCCGCCATGTCCTTCATGGTGGTCGCCTGCTGCTGCATCGCCGCCTGCTGGGCCTGGGCGGCCTGTGCCTTGAGGCGGCTGTTGCGGATCACAGCCACCTGGTCATTGGCAACAATCAGCTTGGGATCGACGCCGAGCATGTCGGAGTAGCTGTCCACCCACTGGTCCGGGTCGAACTTGTCCAGGACGTCAGGCTTCATCTGGGCGACGACGCCGAGGTTGGCCACGAAGCGGTCGACGCTGTTGGTGCCAATCGCCCGCTGCGCCTGGGCCAGCATCGAGACGAACTCGACGTTGAGGGGCATGCCCTGCAGCTCCTTGGGCGGAGGCGGCAGAAGGTTGGCAGACACCATGCGCGAGAACGTGGTCTCGATGAGTGGGTCAAGCAGCTCGTTGTGCAGGCGCTCGAGCACCGGGCCGAGCATGAGGAGCTTCTCCTCGTGGCGCTCAGCCACCTCGGTCGCGGTCATGCGGGTGTCGGTGGCATTGGCCAGCATCAGGAAGAGATCGGCATAGAACGCACCACGCACGCGCTCGCGAACGTCCTGAATGTCGGCCAACAAGTGCTGGAGGTTAAGGTTCACCTCAAACGCGGTCTTGATTCCCCCCGAGGGTGAGTTCGGATCTACGTATGTGATGCCGCCAGGCAGGCGCTCGATGTCGCGGTTCTTCAACGTAGTCGGCACCTGGATGGGCGGGTTGGTCTGATAGTCGATGCCCTGCGCCTTGCGGAGCTGTTCGTGCTGGAGCTGCTTGATGTCTCCCAGCGCTTCCATGCCGGGCGAGTTCCCGTAGATGTCGCCGCCGGCCGTAGCCCAACGCGGCACCAGGGCGGGGAAATCATCGAATCCGCTCTCGGACAGGAACTTGTCGGGGTTGCCGCCTACCTCGAAATAGTAGCTTCCCCAGGCTTTGTTCTTGTTGTCGATCTTCTTGTGATCGCGATCCGATCGGGGCTCTATGGCGTGGATCAGGCGAACCCACGTGTCCACGCTGCCGCGATCGTACAGGTTCTGGACGGTGTTCGAGCAGTTCTCGTAACCGAACTCAGTCACGATCTCACCGACCGACTTCTCAAACTCCCGGTAGAGCGTTGACACGCGGCCCTGATAATCGGTCGCAATGCAGAACTCGCCGACCGCCACAGGGTAATGGTGGATGACCCCGCGATAGTCCGGGAGGACGATCGAGGCTCCCGTGCCGAACGCGCCCAGTTCTTCGTACATCTGGTGCAGCGCACGGTAGGTGTTGCTCTTCTGGAATATCGCCGACATCCGGCGGGTGACGTCGTCGAGCCACAGCTTCACCGGCGCATAGTCATTCAGCGCCGGGTCAGGCGTGCCCAGGCGGAACCACGGCCGGGCGGGTGACGTGGCCCCTGCCATCATGCCAGCTCCAAGGACGCGCAGCGCCCGGGTGCCGGTGTTGTCGTAGATGTTGTTGTGGCGCCGCCAGCCCTTGTTCCGGTCCTGGATGAAGAACCGGCCATTGCGCGGCAGCAGGTAGGTTGTCAGCTCCTGCCAGTGGGCATACCACGACGCGCGTTCGGACTTGAGG